CTAACATCGACGAATTGAAGAACCACTACGACGTGCGTTCTGCCTATTCGACCGAGCTGGGACGTGCACTTTCTAAGCGCTTCGACCTCGCTACTATGCGGACTCTCGTTGCTGCTTCTCAAGTGGCCGCTACTGCACAAGCTAACCCTGATGCTGGAAACGGTATCAAGATTACCTTGGGAAGCGGAGGCGCTCCTGCGAACCTTAGTGACGCTAATGCAATCATCCAGACTTTCCGCCTAATCGCGCAGAAGCTGGACGAGAATGACATCCCGTCTGAAGACCGCTTCGTTGTCCTGACGCCTGAGCTTTACTACCTCCTCGCAGGTAGTGATAACGCAGCCATCAACCGCGACTTCAGCGGTGCTGGTAGCATTGCTTCTGGTAAGGTGTTGGAGCTTGTTGGACTGAAAATCTTCAGCTCGACTCACTTGTCTGACATCACCACTAACGCTACTACTGGTGACGACTCCAAAGCCCTGAACAACCCGTTCGATGACGCTGACGGCGCTTCGGCTGGTAAAGGTTATCTTGACGCTGGTCTCGACACCCTTAAGTTCGTTGCTGGTCACAAGTCCGCTATCGGAACTGTCAAGCTTATGGACCTCGCTGTGGAATCGGAATACTCCATTCCTAAGCAAGCGACCCTCATGCTTGCCAAATACGCAATGGGTCATGGTATTCTTCGTCCTGAAGGTGCTGTGAGCGTTATTGCTTAATACATACCCCCTAGGGGCCTCCTTAGAACAGTCTTTGGAGGCCCCTTTTTTTCCTATGAAAAAGAGAGTAAATATGCGGATAGAACATAAGTCTAAGAAAGGCGGTCTCACCAAAAAAGGTCGCGACCACTATAACCGCAAAACAGGCTCTAATCTCAAAGCCCCGGTTACGGAGAAAAACCCTAAAGGAAAAAGGGCTGCTCGTAGAAAATCATTCTGTGCTCGCATGTCGGGCGTCAAAGGACCTATGAAAGACAAAAAAGGGCGCCCTACAAGAAAAGCGCTCGCTCTTAAACGCTGGCGTTGCTAACTTAAAATAAACAAATGGCTCTAACTACTGAACTAGAAAGTGTAAACCAAATGCTTGGGCATATTGGTGAAGCACCCGTAAACACGCTAGCTGACTCAGCAGCACTACCAATTTCCGCCAGCACCGCCTTGACCGCTCTACGTGAAGTCTCAAAGGAGGTGCAAACCGAAGAGTGGCACTTCAACACCATTACGGACTACGAGCCCATCAAGGAGGACACCGGAAAACTCAGGTTGCCTGATGAAACTCTTTTCGTTGATGCGGTAGACAAGACACGCGACGTTGTTCAGCGTGGTTTGTATTTGTATGACCGTAAAAACCAAACGGACATCTTCAGCGAAACCTTCAAAGTTGACCTCACCGTTCAACTATCATGGGACGAGCTTGTGGAAGTAGCCAGACGCTACATTACCCTTAGAGCCTCCCGTGTGTTCCAAAGTCGCATCATTGGAAGCACAGAACTTCAATCTTTAATTGCGTTGGATGAAATGCAAGCCCGCGCTCGTTTGCTGGAGCTAGACTCTCAATCATCTGACAGAACCATCTTTGACAGCGAGAACGTAGCCCGACGTGTGGGCGTCCACCGCAACCCTAATATCTACTAATGCCCTTAATCAACACCTCGGTAAGTAACCTCATTCAAGGGGTCTCACAGCAGCCAGACGCTATTCGGTTTGCTGGTCAGTGTGAGGAACAGGAGAACGCTTTGCCAAGCATCGTGGACGGTCTCCAAAAGCGACCGGGTTGTCAGCATATCGTCACGCTGCTAAACGCAGCGTCTCTCGACGCGAACTCTAAGATTCACTTCATCGAACGCGACCAAGACGAGAGGTATGTAGTTATTATTAAGAACAAAACCTCCTCAACGAAGTCTATCGCAGCCTTTAACCTCTCTACAGGGAATCAGGCAACAATCACAGAGCGCTATACCGGGGTGGTTGAATCGTTTGTTAGTTCGGATGAAATCTACAAGAAAGCAATCACCTTTACGCAGAAGACTCCTGTTACAGTTTTAGGCACAGAGAGTTCCCGGTTAGGTAAACTCAGAATCACCGGGGGTCTAAACAAAGGTAACACCTTATACGACATCTTTGACATTGCTACCGACGCCGACAAGAAGCGACTTAGGTTTGACGGTGACGTTACACTATATGGCTCTGGGACTGGCTCCTACCAAAACACAGTTGAATACACTGTAAACAACACAGAGGAAGCAGAGCTAATTCTTGAGACTCGTAACTACCTTACTCACGGCGTTGACGACTCGACGCCCACAGTTCCCGTGGACGACCTAAAGCTGTTTACTACTGGCGACTTCACCTACGTCCTTAATACCAAAAAGAAGGTAACTAAAGATTCCACAACGAGTGCTCCTGTGAGTTCAGATGCTTTGGTGTTTGTTAAGCAGGGTGACTACGAGCGCAAGTATGGGTTGTCTATTACGACCGCTGGTGGGACCACTTATGAGAACTGGACTTACTCTGGGTCGTCTCAGAAAAAGACAACAGATGATACCTTTTACAACACTGGTTACGAATCTGAATCGGATTTCATCATTAAGAATTTATTTGAGGGGGTTAATCCTCTTGCTTCTACTCTGCCTAGAAGAGTTACGGATGCAAATGACTCTTCTCCTCGATACGACCAACCTCTAAACCTAGTCAGGGTCACGGGAGGAGCAGCATATCCCGGTGGTTTCGACGGAGTCTTTGGAACAGAGCCGTTGTCTTTAGCGTCAGACCCCTCGTTCGTCGCAAGTCTCAAGGGCAACCAAATTGGTGTTATTACCGGACCTGCTGACTTTACAATTCAAGTAGATGATTCAATGGCTGGAGAAGGGCTTGGGGTCGCATATAAATCGGTCCCTAACCTAGCAGACCTACCCAACACCGCTACACACAGGTTTAAGATTGCCGTTCAAGGCGACGTAGACGCATCCGAAGACGACAGGTATGTTCAGTTCTTGGTTAATGGACACACCCCATCCTTGACGGAAGGCTCTGTTGGAGATGGTGGTTGGTTTGAAACTAGCGGAGGCAACGTGAGCGACCGCATTGATTCTAACACAATGCCCTTGATTCTTAAGAGCACCGCCGTAGACAAATTTGAGCTTAACCACATGCCTCTGGATAAGCTGGACGCTGGGGACGAAGTGACAAACCCTGACCCTTCCTTTATCGGAACCTCCATCCAACGAGTGTTCCAGTTTAAGAGCCGTTTAGGTTTCTTATCCGGCTCATCTGTTTCTATGAGCGAAGTGAAGTTCGGGGGTTACGACGGTGAGTTGGATTTACAACGATACAACTTCTACCGGACTTCAGTTACATCGCTACTAGACGGAGACCCAATCGACGCCACCATCTCGTCTGACAAAGTAACCAAGCTTAGGGCTGCTATCTCGTTCCAAGACAACTTGATATTGTTCTCAGACTTCAGTCAGTTTGTTCTCCGGGGTGGAGACCTGTTAACACCAAAGACTGTCTCGTTCAACCAGATTACAGAATACGAATACGACAAGTCAGTAGACCCGGTTGGTCTTGGTTCGTATATTTACTTCCCGTTCGTTCGCGGAGGATTCATGGGAATCCGTGAGTTCACCGTAAACGCGAACACCGACAACTTTGACGCAAACGAAATTACAGCTCACGTTCCTCAGTATATCCCCAAGACCAGCGGAGGAGGGCTTGTGGCTCTTTCCGGGTCCAGCGCAGAAAGCCTGATGGCAACCACTGACGGTAACGACGTCTATATCTACAAATACTTCTTCAAGGGTAATGAGAAAGTTCTTAGCTCTTGGGGTAAGTTTACCGTAAGCGGCGGCGGCATCAGAGGTCTTTCGTTTATCGAATCTGAGTTGTATATTGTTCAGTCTATCTCAGACACAAACCAGACGCATCTACTTAAGATACCCATGGGTAACAAGCATCGAGACCCTGAAGGATACAACACTCACCTAGACAGGCGCGTTGCTGTAACGCTCGATGCGACTATAGCTGTTCCGACGTTTACTTTACCTTACTTGCTCAAGGACGACGAGGAGTTGCAAGTCTACACCAAAGATGGTCTTCTTATTCAGAACCTAGTAACCACGCCAAACGGACATCAGACTGTTGTTACCTTCAAAAACAACACCGTGAGCGGAGGGTTGTCTACCAACGCTGAGCCGCTTTATGCTGGTGTTAAATACACCATGAAGTATACTTTCTCTAAGTTGTTGTTCAAAGCACAAGCCGGGCAAAACATGACACGCACCGACGGTAAAATGCGAGTGCGTGGCGGAACGTTATTTTTCGAGGACACATCTCACTTTGAAGTCAAAGTAACGCCTCAACTAAGAAACACCACAACTGCGGAGTTTAACGCTTCTGTCGTTCAGCAGACCATAGAGGGTGATTCTGTTTTAGAGTCGGGACGTTTTCGATTCCCTGTGTTCTCAGACCCTGAACATACCACCATTACCGTTGAGAACTCCTCGGCAATGCCTTCTAACTTCCAAAGTGCAGAGTTTGAGTCGTTCATACATCAACGCTCCAGACGCTATGGCTAATGTAGTAGAAACAACACCGGAAGGACATACCATTCTTATCGCCACCAAAGAGCACGCTAAAGAGCTTACTGAGGGTATGAGGGAAATGGACAAACTAGAATGCTTTTGTGTTGGCTCAGCGCCGTCAAAAGCTGTTGAGTCGTCCATGAACGCCAGCGACATGAGCTTTACCGTCATGACCAAGGACAACAAAGTCATGGCTATGTTCGGAGCAGGAGAAGGCCATGAGCCTTTCATCTGGATGTTGGGGACTAATGAAGTGGAACGATACGCAAAAGACTTTCTAAAGCATTGTAGAAAATGGGTCTGGTCTTTAGCAAGTTATTATGGTTCGGTATCTAATTGGATACATACGGATAACCTTGTGTGCATCAAATGGCTTAAATGGTGTGGTGCGGAGTTCGACGAGCCCGTAAAAATCAAAGAAGAACTTTTCAGAAAATTCAAAATAACTAAGTAATATGTGTGACTTAACATTGGCAATGATGGGCATTCAGGCTGCACAAGGCGTAGCTTCCATCTCAGCCCAACAGCAACAAGCAGAAGCGCAAGCAGCCGCTCAAGATGCAGCCTCTGTTCGCGAGATGCAAAGACAGCAGATGGCTATGCGCTCTGAGCGTATGCAACAAAGTCAGGAAGAAACTTCAATGGCTCAGGAAGCGCTTAAAGCTCAACGTGAATCTGAAGCATCTATTTCCACCGGGACCGTCGCTGCTGAGTCAGTCAATGTAGCAGGAACATCTGTGGGTCTTGGTCTGCAAGACCTTGAAAGAAGCAATGCAGATTACCAGTCCGCTTTGGCTTTACAGGCTCGCTTAAACGACGCATCACGCCGACTTGGACTTGCTAACGCTGGCGAGCAGTATGTCACTAACATGATTGGAATTAATCAACCCATCGCTCAGCCTGATTACTTAGGAACAATCTTAGGGACTGCAGGGAGTATGATTGGAACTTACCAGCAAGGACAACTATATGACATGCAGACAGAAAATGCTAATCTCAGTCGCGGAGTCATGAGAGGTCAAGAAGCAGCAGCGGAGAAAGCCTACAGAAATACTCAGCAACAAACCTACAACTTGGGTAAACAGAAAACAGCGGCTGGAATTCAAACCGGAATCGGCTCCAACCGCTTACAGTCGTTTAAAATAAACCGCAAAAACACATCCCAATAATACACTATGGCAACTAAGAAAAACCCCCTTTCTGCTCTTCTCAGCACCGACGAGAGACAGCAAGCTCAAGAAATGCAGCGGGAGCACGTTCTTCGTTCTTCTGTTCGTCAAGCAGGGACTTATGGAGTTGGCGTGCAAAGACCTCTTCCAATATCTCAGACCAGTCTAGGTAGGTTGTCTAATTCGTTGGGGACCGTGAGCGGCATCTTAGGTCAGTTCAGCGCTTACCAAGCGCAGAAAGAACAAGCCGAGCTAAAAGGCGACAGCTTACAGAGCAAGCTTAACCTACAGGGAATCGCAAGTAAAGAAGCTGACCTTAAACTTAAGGGCGCTATGATTCAAGGAGACATTCTTGATGAAACTGTCAAGCAACAGTCCATGAAGCTAGAAGAAGCTCAGACTCGCCGGGAAGACGCGGAGTGGGACTACATGTTGTCTCAATCAACCGACGAGCAAGTTGAAAAAATGATTGAGGAGGCGAACGAACAAGTCCGACGCCAAAAAGCCATAGTGGCCAAAGCGGAGCTTGGAGTTGAACAAGCCAACCCCGGAGAGCACACCAAGTCTCCTTTATACGGGCAACGAGCTTTGCGTCTCCTCGGAGCTACCTATGCGGAAGAGTATGATGAGTATCACAGACAGCAGACCAAAGAACTCATAGAGAGCTTAGCGGACAACCCCAACGGCTCTAACCTGTCTCCCGAAGAGGCGACTGACCTAGCACAGAAAACCTTGCGTGATTTCATGCTGTTGAAAAAGCTCGACCCTGAAGGTGAGGTTGGTAAAGGGTTTATTCAAGCTACAGACCGCTTAAGGGCCGCTAAGAATCCTATACTAGCAAGTGCGCTTATGGATGAATCAGAGGCTCTCAACACGCAGAACATGATTGGAGCCATGAAAGCGTATGCTGAGTTGAGTCCCGGTCAAGAAGGATTAATAGGCGAGGCTCCGTGGTTTGCACAACTTTCGGGTATGTCTCAAGCAAAGGCTAGAGCAGTGTTGTTTGGAACTCAAGGTGACCCTGCTCGCGGAATCCCATCAACTCCCGGTCTTTACGGAATGATGGCTCGCACACATGATGGAGCTGTTAAGTTCCAAGCGTTCTTCGATGAGTTGACTGATGAACTTCACATTAACAATAGACCATTCAAAGAGCTTCCTGAGTTTGATTCTCTTCAGGCTCAAGTTGAGGAAGCTGTTGAGAAGACGGCTATCGAAGAGGTAAAAAAGAAAAACGATGCTTTTTCCGTGGCTTGGCAAGAAACAGCAGATAAACTACCTATATTAAGTTCAAGTATGTCTCCTCAAGCTATAGCATTGGCGACAGCGAACCTCATAGACGTAAACGAAACTCCTGACCAACTCAGAGAAAAACTACTTGACCGCTTTCCTTCCTTGCGTGACCAAATAGCAAAAATCACAGATGATAAGTTGTATACATACGCCTTTGACTTAGTCAATGGGATTAAGGGAGGTGGAGACAGGTTAGACGCTGTGACTGACGTTCTAATGGCACGCGTAGTTCCGCACCTTCCAAGGCTCGACAGGAGGGAAGGACTTTTACGCGTTTTACAGAAAATTGGCATAGGTGTTGACTCGTTT